GTCTTACCGACAAATATTTTCTCAAAACGAAACTTGTGGGATTGGCTCAATGACCCTTTTCATCAACCTAAATCGAAGGCCACTTTACAATATGAACTGGCCTTCAGCTAATTAAGACAGCAATGATTTCTGATAAAGGTTCAATCACATTAACTACTGCGCCGGGCCCCTTTGGTTCTATTTTTTGTGTGATCTCAAGAGGCACAGCCCTGTTTCGAATCGGTCTCAAACGTTCAACACGCCTTCCATCCTGTGTATAATGCTCCTCGAATACATCCATCATCCGTTCCATATAAACACTGAACGCCTCTTTCTTGTTATTTGTAATAGAGTTTTCATTTAGAGTCTCGGAGACTTTCCCCAATACCTCACCCAATATACTCCTCTCTTGAATAGCATGGACATCTTGAGAGAACCTAGCAAGTAATCTATTGTTTACTTCTGGAGATTTGAAATAATTTGTACTTACCAAATGCATGATCCTCCCCCAAGTTATTCCAATAATCTTAGCTCGCTCTTCACTGCTCACTTTTTTAAGGAAAGCAAAATTTCCCGGATTATCAATAATCTCCAAAAGTAATGAGCTGCTATTAATATAAGGGATAATCATTTGGGCATTCTCTATACTCGTCTCTTTGGTTAAATAATTTTCAAAATTTTTTGTCTTTTCAGGAGTTGCATTGAATTTGACAACGTATTGAAGAATAGCACCTCTGATATCAGCATGCTCATTCTCATAAAGACCTGTTAGAAAATCTTTCAAAGAATATTTATTCCACTGCTCACGTAGACTCAACTGACTTTCTTTGATATCTTCTTCATACAAATCAACCATGAAATCACCCAACTTATCATCTCGGAAATGTTCGGCCAGATTTGAAACCACAGCAAGACGAACCCCTCTATTCTGAGAACCGTGATAAATGTTTAATAAATCACTTTTTGCTTCCTTGAGCCCAGTGACTGCTAAGCCATCAATGCAAGCAATTTTATCGTCTTGTTCTCGTGCGTCTTTGTTATAGTGAATGAGTAAAAATTCTCGCGCTTCAGGCTGTTGTGTATATCCAAGACTTTTTAACGCACCGGTATGTAAATAATAATCGCCATCATTAATAATTTTAATTAATAATTGCGTTGAGGAAGGATGTTTAATCCCGCCTAAGATATCCACAATCATTTCCTTCAAATCCAAATAAGCAGTGTTATTATAAATTAATTCCAAAAGAGGAATCGACTCATAACTCTCTCCATCATGCCTTAAAAGAATGAGTATATTAGCTACCGTTCTCTTATCAGCGTTAAGGACAATTTTGGGGAGTACTTGGTAAGCTTCTTTTACCCCATTGTTTGCTAACCGCATTAAAGAGTTAGTTATTGTTTGTCTTTCACTCATTGCGCTCCATGTCGAATCTCCTCTGGTTATACCCTCCTGGAGATATACTCTGGCTTCTTCCTTTTCTTTCTCAGACAAATTTTTTAACTTCTCAATTAATAGTTGATAATGCTTATCCAGCAATTGCACGGCAGAATAAGCATAAGGACCGTTTATGTTTCCCAGTAAATCAAAGATTTGTACTCGATCATCATATTTATTTGTATTTAACACCGACTCCAAAGCTGAAAAGGCCTTGAGATCTCCCGTCAACTGCGCATACGTCGCTATAGAAGTCATAATTTGGGCACGTCTTTGATAAATAGACCCATCCTGTGAGGATTCATTAAGGCGTGTTAATAAAATGGACAGTGCTTCTGGTGTTCCATTCTTCCCTAAAGCTTCAAACCCAAATTTCATTAAGGCTATCTTTTGATGATAATGTCCATCAACCCTTCCTAATCGGGTTGTTACCATTTGAGTCGGAGCAAAAGTTATTTTCCGAATAATGACATCGATAGCCTCGGCTCCCGCCGGAGTATGAATATTCCCCATAACTGAGAGATATATATTGGCGGCATAATAATCCTCCCCTTGTAAAGCCCTTTGAAAATTTGCAACTAATGTGTTTAAACTCTCTGACGGTGGCTTAAAATTAAGAATTTTCTTATAACCAGCACCGTACCGTGTCTCCCCGTCTCTCTCAAAAACTTCTTCTCTGCCTGTATTGACGTTAATCGTCCTAAAAACGTATTGTTCGATTATTTCAAACGGGTCTCCCTTAACTATCTTTATTAAAACAGGTAATGCTTCTATTCTTTGCGTCTCCATAAGAGCATCTATAATGAATCCTCGCTGATTAGAATGCAACGCGAGAGGTTTTTTACTTTGTGTTGACAAAAAATTTATAGCTTCTATTGACTTAGTCCGGCCAATACTCATTAATAACTCCCGTCCTTTTTCATCTTCATGATTATAATTGGGTTTACTGACCAATAGCTCATATTCTTTAGCCAATGCTGAAAAAACGAGATTCGGATTAGTGGGAACAGAAGTATTTTGGTTCGTTTGACCAAGGTTTGATTGGGTAACTACCGCTGGTTGCTGAGGGCGGTCTTGGGCAGACGCAGAATTGGGCAATAAGAGTGCCGCACCCACTATCATAATCGGATTCAAAATTTTTCTAAAACCATCGAAAATCTTTTGTCTGAGTGGCGGGGACGTAGCAATTTGAGCCTCATCAATGATTTTTAGATGCTTGTCTGTGCTAATCAAACCGTCTGTTGTAAAACCACCCGAAACATACCGACGTCTGAGGGTTTTACCCATAAAAGGATCATCGTCATCTTTAATGTAATCGTACACGCCCTGTTTAAATGCCTCGACGTATTGCTCGTAAATCTTATCCTTAATCTCCTTATCCTCGACATCAACACCGGCCACCTTATTCTTATCCGCGTACACCTTGGCCAAGATGCTTTCTTTAAGGCGCTTCTTATACCACGCCGCTAAAATCAATCCACTGTAAATCTGTCTTAACTGGGCGAAATTTTTACCGTCATTAACCTCTTTCTCAATGGCTGGCAAGATAACATCCTTGACGATCTGCGAGGACATATCGCTTAACTGTCTGACATCCTTATCCTCAAGTTTATCCGTCCCAATCTCTTCTTTGTGAAGATTATTCTGGAGTGCCAAGTAATCCCCTTCGAGCATCACCTTCAAATGGCTTTCCACCACAAAGGCGACATCTTTGTTCTCATACACCACCGCATTATCTGGAATGATCCAAACTTTATTGAACGTATTAATGGGAATATTGGTCGTCCCGTACAAGTCATACGCCTTTTGATAAATTTTAGCCCAAAAACTCTTCCCCAATTCATCTTCGGGATAAATCAATGAGGCGGTCAACTGTTTGAGTAGATAATCCTGGGCCAACAGGTCTTTGCCCATCTCGGTGATTCCAAACTTCTCAGGAATGATTCGATCCTTTTCATACGGCGAGAGATTGACCCACAGCTCATCTTCGGGAACCGTTAATGAGGCCAAAAAATATTTGATGAGTTTGGTGGATTCAGCTTTAAGTTCTTCTCCCTGCAATTTATCCTCGCCAGTGTCCACGATAAAATCAAACCGGAAAGGGTTGTCAGGATGGACTTTCACACCAACAAGAAGCGTCGGATTAAATCCCACCGTTGGCTTCACCATCACGCCAGGGACGGGAAGATTCAAAATACTTCCGCCGGTTAAGGTACCTTGTGCTAAACTTTGAGTGGGTAGTAGAGTAGAGTAGAGTAGAGTGCAGACGACAAATATTCTCAGAAAATAGCAGAATCTCGTCTTGAGAAAAGACGACATCTTGAAATAGGTTGTCTTTTGAGGATTCATTTCCGTGGCTTTTAGTTTTTTATAGAAAAGTTAAAGAAATATTAATACTCTTTAATCCATGTAAATTATACCACGGAAATATACCGGAATTAGGCTGTGAACCTATGATAAGGGAAGCGTTTGCTTTGATTGGACAGACTGAAAATAAGCATTCAACACATCGGCGGTTAGCTTCAAACGGCCGCCAATATGCCAATCGGTGTTATTTTTGGGATTGACTCCCGATTTGTAGTCGTAAATCGTAAAAATAAGGCCGCAAATTCTTCCAACCCACTCCAACTTGATTTTACCGTCCAGTGAGTTGCGTTGTTGAGGGGAACCGAACACCCTGACGATTTCCTCATACCTTGTCCCGTATGGCAAATAGCCCTGCAATCCGGTGCCGTTATGCGAGACACCACCCATCGCAACTTCAATATCTAACGTCGCACGAATCTTCATTGTTTGGCCTTTTTGGAACCCCATCCGGATTTCCATCTGGCAACGGCCCCAGAGACGACTTCCTGAATTTGTTCTGGTGTCACACCCTCGACCAGGACCGCGCCAAGCTCCACTTTGTTAAGTACCCGAAAATTCTTGATACCTCGTTCTTTTGCTTTTATCATCAAAGCCTGCCGGGTTTCCGGATGATTCACCGGCGCCTTAGTCGCTAATTTTTGTTTCGACTTTTTCACTTTTTTAACCACGTTGATCTCCTCTCTTGTTGTTTACATTATCCGTTCTTCAAGTTTACCGGACGCGACATCGATCCACTGAAAGTGCCGCGCGTCTTTTTTCGGCCATTGTTGTTCAATCCGTATCGACCACTGCCCCAGGGGCATTACGCGTTGGATTTCCCGCAAACGCAATTTCGCGGCCGAAAGTTGATCCTTCATCGACCCAGCCGCGGAGATGTTCTCGGTGTACACTTCCATTCCATCGATGCTAACGCAAATATACCGCGACTTTTCAACTGTCATATTTTTTTTAACCATGTTAAAACCCCTCATTGAGGGGGCAAGTAGGCCATAGTTCTCAACGATTGGCAAGGCATTTATGTTTTCTGAACGTCAAAAACCCACCGGCATTTCACCCGGCCTTCTTCACCATCACAAACTAATTTCACTTTTCTGATCTGGCCTTTCTGAGCATTTTTATTTTCAAGCACGATATCCTCGTCATGAATTTCTCGAGGCAATGGTTTATCTGTCACAATCCAAAAACCCGCACTACCAAATCTCTGACGGTAAATTCTAAATCCGCACAGGAAAAGAATTGTCCTCGCCAAGATGCGGTATTTTAATGGGAGGACGTCTAGGGGTTTCGTTTAGCGCGAAACCCTGCCAGATAACCGGTGATCTTGCCCATGATCGTCACGATCCGTTCAAACCAGTTGTCGTCGGTTTGCGGTGTGCTATCAATCGCATCACGCAAGGCCTTGAGCCCGGTATGGACGGCGATGATGATAGCAATCGCCAAGCCGATCCACGCGTGTTGTTGTGCAAAATTGTTGAGATAATCGATTGGATTCATTGAGAAATTCCTCCTATTTTGGTTTATTCATCCGCCGGGACCCGTAATCCCGATCCTTCTTATACTCGTGATAAATCTCCGAAACCTTCCCAGCCACATCATCGAGGGTGTCTTCAATTCTATTCAACCGCTGGGAAATAAAACTGTAGCTGCTTTCGAGGGTGACGATCCTCTCTCCTTTGGCCGTCATCGATGCTTCCAGAGACTTCACGGAACCATACAACGTACTCCCGAAGAAACCCGCCCCGCCAATAATGATCAACGCAAAAATCCCCATTAACCACCAAACTAATTTTCCGTCACCTTGACTCATAGGCCAGAAATATCTTCTAAAAGAGTCCCGCAAAATGACGAGTTTGCTTGTCCTGTGCCGGTCGCAATACTCCCGGCCGCACCCGTATCTTTCCCGAAATAAACCTCCAGGTAATCTCCGGAATTTAAACTCAGGATAAAAGTAGCCGAGACAGTCATGTAATCATTGGCATCCACATCAGTTCCATTGCCGACCCTTTTGAATGACGAACCGTTCTTATACAAATCCACATAAAAACTGAAACCGGCAGTTTGAATCCTGACCGTCACGCCAATCAAATACTTACCCGTCACCGGAGCCGTAAATCGATAATTGGTTGCAGGGTCAAAATTTCCACCCTCATCAAATTCTTCCACATCGAATTTAACTTTAACTGGACCGCTCCCCCCTGAATCGACAGATTGAGTATTAGAATAAACTGAGAATCTGTGTTTTGGCTGAGACAGGGCGACTCCTGCCAACGCTGACCCGCTACGTTTAACAAAATGCCCGTCCGTTATTCCCGTCGGGTCGAGATTAGTGGCTAAAACTTTTTTTGAATCCGTACCATCATGATCGTGGCCAGAGGTTGTATTAAACGGATCCGCGACAAATTCAATCGCTGTCTCCCCGGAATTGACTCTGGTGTATTTCAAAGCCTGCCCGGAATAACTCGAAGGCGTATCCGTCAATCCCAGAAATGTCGATGCCGTCGGCTGGCGGGCGAATTCATTCCAATTAGTCCCATCCGAACATAGCGTCAAGGTGGATTCAGCGGCCGTCTGGAAATCACCGTTTAACTTCAGATTCCCGGTGCCGTCTTTGACGGTCAATATTCCATCGAATTGAAGGAAAACACATTCCCCGGCCGGTTTGGCCGTGATCGTATTGATCTGAGTTGTTCCTGTAATATCAAACACATTCCCATCATTGCCCAGCGTCGTTGTTGACGCGCTGGCAACATCCACTCCTTTGGCCCAGCCCATCGAAAGATTTATAAACGGACGGACGTCTGCAAAAATATATCCCTGATTGGCGTCGGTATCTTTATCTTCATAATCCAAAACTTTAGTCATCGTCGTCTTGCAATAAACAATCGCTAGGGGAATTTTGTTACGCGCTATTGAACTCCAGGGAATCGTCGGACTGGCTGATTCCGTCCCGGTCACCCAGGATAATGTTCCTGAAGTATCAATCAATAAAATGTCGTAACGAGGATTTGCCGATGGAGCTGTAATTGTCGGCGATGCCTGCGTGTCGACCAATAAAGGCGACACCCCCAAATAAACATGCCGATAATACGAACCTAAATTCGTCCCCCGCACGGCCACTTTCATCCCCACGATGGCTTTAATCGTATCGAAATAATACGTCGCTGACGCATCCAGAAGGCGGTACCCGTACGATGCGATCGCAGATAAATTTGCCGGGGATCCGGAATTCGCGTCCGGTGAGGCCAATGTCAATGTGTGCTGTTTCCAGGTATTGGCTGAAGAATCGGTCGTAACATTCCAATAGGATGAATTCGTGCCGTCGCTTAAGAAAAACTGAATCGCCGAAGATGTGGCCGTTGATCTGGTCCAAACGGTGATCGATTGAAATCCCAAAAGGTTTGTGCTAAACGTCCTTGAAAAATTCCGATCGTTTGTCCCATCGATAACGGCCTTGAGAGAATAACTTCCTTCCTGTTTAATCGACGACTCGGTTGTTATCGTCACACCAGTTCCGGAATACTGAGCTTGAACCGAGGCATTGGAAGAATATTCCATTTGATCCAAAACAAATTTGGCTGAGGCACGCAAAGGCCCCAGATCCATTTGGTTGAGTCCTCGCAACGTCGACCGGAAATCTTCCCGGCTGATGACATCCCTGGGGAAATTCCAGTCCGATTGATATCTAACCTCATCTGCCCGGCTTAGTGAGACCTGGCTTATTAATGTCAGAATTGCCAGAAACTTTAGTAACTTTCTCATCTCTTTTAACCTCCGCTTCCAATTCTTCCCTGGTTTTGAGTTTGCCGTCTGCGTGAACGGTCTTGATATTCTTTCCATCGACAATAATGAGTTGGCCCACCGGCTCCTGAAAAATCTTCTCAGGAGTTTTTTGTCCGACATGAACTTCATTCGGGAAATGATGTCCGGTATGATCGATAATAATTTCTTGAGGATAAACCTTGCGATGAATCACATGCACCTTACCTTTATCGTCGGTAAATTTACCCCGATGAACAAACGACAAATCCGGCAGTTGAATTGTTTCCACCTCCGCCATTTCCACCATTCTCTTTAATGCCACGCAATAGCCCATCACGCCCCAACGACCTCCCCGCTGACTTCGGCTGTGCCGATATAAGCTGCCGTAATCGGATCCCAGACCTTGACCGTCATGCTGGTTATGCTCAAAGCCGTAATCTGTGGAATTCCTAAGATGCCATTAGTGACAACCAATCCGCGTACACGCGGAATCTGTGTAAAATCATCACGAAAAACTATTGTTGAACCGCCGATGGCAATGGCAACGTCCCGAAACGGAAATTGTTTTGCCGTTGGCGAATCGATGAATATCGTCGCCGCGTAAAAGAAAACCTGATTATCCGTGTTGGAAGTCTCAATGATGATTTTAAATTTGACATACCTGGCCCGATAATTTTCTTCCGGGTTGATATCCGCAAAGGCCGTAAATGTCGTCCCGTTCTCGCTGGTTGAAACCTGCACCGTTATCGATCCGCCAGCGACATTATTAAATAGGATGTCCAATAAAAGATTAAACTCGAATATGACGCCAAGATCGATCGGCTCAATTTGCTCAATCTCTCCGGAGGCCTCTACCAGTTTATTACCGAGATTCAATCCTTCCCAATCCTGACCATCTACGTCTGCCCACGTGTCTTGAGTTTTTAAAACAAAAACATCCCGTGCATAAGCGGGATCAAAAAGATTCAATTGAATGCGATCAATATTGGTGAGCTTATACTCGCGGTTCTGCGCCCAGGGATCCAATTGCACGACAAAATTTCCTTCCGGCGGTGGAATGACCGTCAAAGTATCCGTTGCCGATGACACGCTTTCATTACCGGAGGTGTCGATGGCTTTGATCATGTACGTTTGCTCACCAATGGTTCCGATTGGATATTCAAATTCCGTGACGTCGACTTTTTCCGCGATGGTTTGTCCCGTTGGCCAATCCCCGCCTTTCTTGATGATGTACCGGGCCAGATCGCCATCGGTTATAGGGTTCCAGGAAAAGCGCAATCGATCGCCGCGCTGTTGAACATCGAACCCAGTCACGTTACTGGGCGGGGCCAGTTTTCCTAAGGCCGTAATCGAAACCTGAGGGGAATCGGCGATCGCATTCTCCGCGCCATCAGCGGAAGTGCTGGCTACGGCAACCTTGTAGGTTTTCCCGGCCTGAATGCCTTCTGTGATTGCGAACGAATCAGAAAATGTGCTACCGGCAAATATCCAAGAGGCCCCGAAATTATCGGAAAAATATATTTTTGCATAAGAGAACTGGTTTATGGCGTACGTTGTTCGATCCGGTCGCGAAAAATAAACTTCGATGATGCTTCCGATGGTTCCGTCTTTGAGCCTAACGTTTTTCTCAACGGCCGTTAAATTGCTAACATCAGGTATTTCGCGGCTTAACGCGGAATAGTTCGTCTGCGGGATTGTGACGGCCGAATCGTCGTACACCGCTTCGATATATTCCACACACTCAATCTCAACCTCGTCGTGCTCTGTCCGGCGCATGGCGTAAATCCGGAAAGGTTTGGTGACGATATTCGTCTCTCCGAAGGAATAGACATCGTAATCGGCCGGGACTTGAGAAAACGCGCTTGAGACCTGAACCTGAGTGTAAGTCCCCGGTGCCGATGAAACTGTCCTTTCCTCAACGGTATCATCGGCAAATCTGATTTGAATTTTATACGTCTTGCCATTTTCGATAATCACTTCACGGTCCAACTTAACCAGCGTCGTTGTGGAATTTGCCTTCACCCGGCCGCTAAAACCCCACTGCGGGACATCATGAGAAACTCCGATCAAATCGCCGACCTGACAGGCGATCGCATCAATGCCGGCACGGAAAAAACAGCTGCGCGTAACATTCTTGGCAACGTTAAGAGCATACCGTGCCACCCTTAAGACCTGAGCAACCCCGGTGCAATAAAGTCTGATCCGATGGGTTCGTACCGGGTCCCCGCTGTTTAAGGCGGTCTCATCACGTAACGAAATCGTCTCCTGCTCATAATCTTTATCGTGATCGAGAAACTGCACCTCCACCTCATTGGGAATATCTTTGACCGACTTCCAAATCTGCCGAAATGAGTTCTCGATAATATTCCCCATCCCAAAGATTTGAACCGGTGTCTCCTCTTTATCAATCCCCAATTTAACCGTACCAGCCGAATAATACTGAAACGCGTTAAACGTCGCGGCCAACTGCTGAATCAGATCCAATGATTTCGTAAAACTATCGATGACGACATCCAACCTGAATCGCTTCTCAAATCCGCCGTTTCCATCCGGGACTTTTTCCTCGCAATACCGGGAAAGCTCGAGCATGAGAGTATTGTCGAGCAAGCTCGAGGAAATAAACTCACCCAGGCCGTAACGGGTCTTCGTGATTAAATTTTTAAAACACCAGACCGGATTCGCGCTGAATTTATCGACATACGTTGAACCGTCCCAGCTTAATACCGTTCCGCCGGAAAATAATTTGTACTGACCGGAAGCCTGGTCCCAGTAATAATCCTCCCAATCAACCTCATTGCCGCCGTTCATCACCTTAGGGATAGAAATTTTCTTTCCTTCCACAATGCATGAAAACTTTGGCCGACGTCCGTTAAGCTGTTCATAAGCCAACGCCTCGATGGCGACCAAAGCTGTGTTGGGATAAATCAGATCATCCGTTTTAATTTCATCGATTTGGGACAAATAGAAATCCCCTGTCCTGGCTGGAGAAAGTGTTGAGTCGTCGGAAGTTTTTGTGACGCGGATATCGTATTTACCGGCCGTTAAACCGTCTTTGCGGAATACCCGAAAGAATGACGCTCGCCTTTTATCGGTGATGGACATTAAACCTAAATCAATCCACGTGCCGGAAGTCGTTAATTTATACTCAACCCGGTACGTTACCGACCAGCTCACGATTTCTCCATTGTCCGCATTCTGTTGAAATAATCCTGACGGCAAAACAAACCTAATCTCGAATGCTTCAACGTCATTATCGATGGTCGTATAAACATACGCATTATTTTTAAGCAGTTGGACGTTAACGTCGATTAAGTTGTGAAGGTCTTCAAAATTGGGAATGATCGTCTGATTATTTGTTCCCATGCGGGAAACGAAACTCACCCCTTGAAAATTGGCAATGGGATTGTCATTCAGTTTTAAATCGCTGATTGAATTAATCTCACCCTCTCCCAAGGCGACCAGCATATTTAAGAAATGCTTATCGCCATCGGAATGAATGTACTCGTTGATCACATTACCATAAACTTTATGACGGCCGTAGATAATGGGAACCGGGACGTTAACGTCACTGAGCGTCCGGCCCCCTTCCCATCCGTACGTCGGAGATCCTTCATCAAGACCACCACCTCCGGAGATACCACCAAACCCGGGTAAACTCGGTCTTTGAAATGCCGAATAAATCGAATAGCCAATGGCCGCTAATGTTGCGCCAACGGCCAGAACCGTGCCGATGGCCGCGATCGTGGCCGCGGTTGTTGCCGAAGCTCCTAATGCCGTGGCCACTGTCGCAATAACTCCGAAAATTGTTCCCGGATCTCCGATCTTTGGCGTTACGATGATTTCATCACCATCGTTCACAAATTCATTGAAGTCCTTAACGACCTTCCCGGAAACAATGATGTCAAATTCGGTAAAATTAATTTGTGGAATTTCTTTGAATGAATCCAAATAATCACGCAGTTGGAAATTACGCGAGAATTCAAATGCTTTCTCGACCTTGCCGGACTGGTCAAACCGTATCGGATAATATTTTATTTTGATCATGTTTGTATCGATAAAATCCCGCTGTTCGTTGAAAAATACTCAACTCACCTAAACGTGAAACGATCACGCCAAGTTTCGAAGGTCCGGTGTGAATAAACCGCGATTCGTTTAAAACCAAACCGGCATGATTAACGACATTCCCCTTGGTCCGGAACAAAACAACGTCCATAAACTGTGGGGATTCGACTCTTGCCCATTGCCTCGAGTAATTCTCAATGAAATAATTTTTGCCCAATAACGCAAAATGGATTTCATACGATTCCAAATCAAAGAGGTCAATCCCAGCATCCGTGTAAATACATTTGATCAAACCCCAGCAGTCCAGTCCGGTTCTTGGATCACGGCCCATGTGCTTAAATGGGACGCCCAAATATTTGTTAATAATATCTTTTGGTGTCACCCGACAAATTGTCTGTTCGATGGTATCGATGGGAATCCTCCGAATCGTTGAAAATTATTTAACTCTTTACAGCGCTGTTTGGTCTTGTTGCATGTACTCTCGGCACCGGCATAAGCGCACTCTGCTCCCTTAAAACGCCAGCCGCAAAAGTTGCGGGAATAAGCCCGGCGGGGCAACTGGACATCAAGCACATCCAGTTTGCTCGCCAACGTAAACACAACGTTGTCCTGGTCCGCCTCATAGGAATCGATGTAATAAACGTCATCCATGTACGCATCAGCGACGGCAATTTCATCTTCCCAGACCGTGCGGATAGTGACCTTCTTGCCGCGAAAATCAAAATCCTCTAAGTACGACTGAATCAGCCGGGAGACATTCGCCAAGACAATCTGGACCGAATCGATCTGCCCACGGTTGTTTTCATTAACGGAATTAAATTTGATGGGAAATTTGGTATACGTCTGTCCGGCAAAAGTGACGTTGGAGGCGTGTTCGGCAAACCGCAAGATCCCACCCGCGCCGTTATAATCCTCGATGATGTAAAGATGAATGGGCTTATTGACGCGCTTGTTTTTCTCAGCAGTAAATGCGGCGTTAACGTCTCTCACGCAAGAACCTCCTCAAAGCGAAAGTTATAGTCATAAGAATTAGGCCCGGACCGCCCATGATTAAATGTACCTTCGACAATAATTCCTGTTACATCTTCGCCATTGATGAATATTGAAAACGCCGTAAGGGATTCATATTTGCTGTCAAAGAAATCAAGGACAGCATCCATTTCCACTGCATTCCGGTTGTTAAAAACAAGTTCAAACGTCCTTAAATTCACGCCGCGCTTGAGGCGTCTTTGTTCAACGCCATTTTCAAACTTGGACCGCAAAACGCCGTAAGACGGTTTTGCCTTCCAATTAAAATCAGCGACGTAAGGAAAATCAGCCATATTTCTTTATGACCTCGCGAACTGACGAATTGCGGACGATAGAGTTGACCATCATGCCTTCAATCTCTTTTTGGTGGCGCATAATGTCACTGGCATCCCAGGCGTGAATGACCAGGACAGGCTGGATGTTGACATTCCCTCCCCCAATGGACTCACCATGGTTCAGTCGGTCAAAATTTGACCGGCCCAAGGCTGACATTCCTCGGCGGGACAAAACTCCTTCCCCGGATTGGGCAATGATTGGGACCTCATCAACAGCCAGACCGGAGTGTGCCCGGATAATCCCTCCGCTATGTTTTCTCGATAAACCAAGAATGTTAAACGGAGACCAAATACTTCCCAAAGTCGAGCTGATTAAATACTGTGCCGCCAGATCAGCCAGCATCTTTAAAATCGACCGGCCGAAATCAGAAAAAATTTCCCGGGCCGACTTAAACTTATTCGTAATCCCATCGACAAAAATATTTCCCAATGCGTCCGACATGGCCGCGCCGATATTCTTTGCCATCTGAATAAAAGGCGTTTTCTCTCTCTTCATGGCCTCCTGAGCGGCTTTAAAGGCTTCGACAGCCTCTCCATCCTCACCCCACTTACGTTTGAACTCTTCTAAGGCGCCCTCATCCATCAAATCCTGGGCGGCCAGCGTTTCCCCTTTGGCCTGTAAGGACTGGGCCTGAAGCTTCTTGATCTCGACGAACTTCTCTCGCTCTGAATTCTTTTCAAAAGCGGCTTTATATTCCATCAGTCGACCTTCTTCAACACCCGTTAATCGATACAGAGATATTTCCTGATCAAAAATCTTCTTTTTAAATTCATAATTGCTTAAGGTGAGTTGATTGATTTTATTAACAACCTCCTCTGAAGCGGCCAATGCCGCCGGAGAATTTTTTTTTACCGATTCTGATTCAGACAAAAGTTGTTTTTGCGCTAAGCTTCTCGTATGTTGAGCAATATTCATCCGCTCATCGTAAGTGAGCGGACGCCCGAGCCTCTGCGCCTGGAAATGCTCGATTTCTCCCGACAACTGCGCGGCCCGGGAAGAGGAAATAATCCCGCCGACGGAATCGGTAAAAGCGCTCTTCCAGAACTGCAAATCACTTTTTAACTCCTGGCCCAGTTTTGCGAAGAACCCTTGCGAGATACGCGCCTCTGGCGTCGCTATGTTAAAGCCGTAGATTTTCTTCGATAACTCTTCGGTGGTTGTCCCCAGCTTGATGGCCTGGCGGTCCAGCTCGTTCATCTCGCGCCAGGTATCATTCATCGCCTTTTTCATCACAAAAAAAGCGGCCGTAGGGATAGCCGCCACCCTGGCCCAACGCATAAAAGTTTGCTGCATTTGCACCCAGGGCTTGAGCATGTCGTTACTGGTCTTAGTAAAACTACGCACGGAGTCACGGATTGTGTTTAGCTTGCCCGTGATTTCATCTCTGAGCTGTGCCTTTACCTCTAATTCCCTGCCTGGCATTGCGATATTCCTCTTGTTCGTTTTTCTCGATGATAAATTCGATGTGTTTCATCGCCGCTAAGTATTTCAAAGGCTGGCGAAACCATTCGCCGGGATTGGGATATTCCCGGCGTTTATAGAAATGATACAAGTTTACGTAGACGAAACTTTTGTTTGTGATCTTCTTGAGTGGACATCCCGTGATCCGCATGCCTCCTAAATTCCAAATACCGGTATTACAATCTTCATCACACTCAGCCGATACGCCGGTACGAATCTTGTGACATTGATTCTTCGCCTCTGAATTTAAGAATCGAACGGCTAAACTTAAATTTTTTTTTCATCCTGGCTTAATGACCCCAGCCGGTCGATGGCACCGGCAAGTCCTATAAAGACAGATTTCGGGAGAATCGCCAGAACGGAATCTGGAACAACGTCATAAGATAACCCGCTAATGGTGAATTTCTGAAGCTGAAGCTGTAATGCCGCGCCTGTTGCCGGGTCGATAAAATTCTCCAATCCCTTCAATCCGAATTTAACTTTCATCAGGTTCCGCATCCCGATATTGATCCGCATTTTGCCGTTATCGTTGGGATCATTCTCGTCAAAATCGAATTCTGTGGTCTTATCCTCGATAAACGTCTTGATAAACGAATCCAACGCTCCGATCTTAAAAATCGTCGGATTATTTGGATCCGAATCCCCGGGGTCTTTGTAATTAACGATAGAATTGATATTGATTCCTGTGTACATTGAAAACCTCCCCGAGTTAGAAGATTACGTTGAAGTCTGAATTAAAGCCCAGTCGTCGTTCCCGATGCCTAAATTACTGGTCAGGCGGAAATTACATGGGGCTGTAGCTATTCCATCACGCTCTTCATCACCGACGGAAATATACTGAATCGCAGGCGCGTAAAACGTTAATACCGCCCCCGTGCCAGATCCCCATTTGGCAATCAACTCCATGGTCGTTCCGGCAAATAGCTTTCCGAAAAAGTCGTGGGTGGCCACAAGGACCATTTCCGGATCGAATGAACCGGAAGATTTGCGATCGGTCACTGAATAACAGAGAATACCGCGGTTATCGGCCGGAGCCGTGCGCATCCCAAGGATAACGCCCAGGTCGATGTCCATTTCACTGATCTTGGCCGCTACCCCATCGGCGGTCATGGTGGCGTTTAAGAAAACCGGCGGTAAAATACTTTCCGGAACGATTCCAGAAAAAATAGAATTGTCCGTCACTCCCGCCTCAACGCCCATAAATTCAGGGCTGAATAATGTCGGGTCACCGGTCTTAAATTTGAAACGCCCTGATCCCCGGGCACCTTTAATGTATTTGCGGATCCCATCCTGATAACCGCCTAACGTCAGACTTGGGACAGATGCGGTAATAGGAAGAAGAACCATACCAGCATTGGTCGCGGTCGACGACGTCGTAGCCGTTGCACCGCTCGTGCCACCGGTGATTGTCTCACCACTTTGAAACGTTCCGGTCAAAACAACAACTAGAATCGCACTGGCGCCATTCGTAGTCACCTTGATGACCTTGCCCGTCGCGGTCGACGTTCCGCCGGTGATCGTCTCTCCATGCAAAAAAGGACCATTGGTAATACTACCAATGCTGATCGACTTTAAGGTATTTGACGAAGCCCCACAGGCCTGGACATATCTCCACCAATCGGGTGCGGTCGTTAAGACACCCGATCCTTTCACTTCACAATCAAAGGACATTTTGCCAGGCCGTTTTCCGACTAGATGGGCCAGATCGCCGAAGAAATTTTTCTCAAGATTACGGGAAAATATTTCAGGACTGAGATCAACCTTTTGGTTATAAACAAACGTCTTGGCATCAGTGGCCGCCAGAGTTTCGATAACTCCCTCGCTACCCTCGATCTTTCCAGCGATATTTCTTAGACGTGCTAACATCAGTTATCCTCCCTCACCCGATCTGTTCCGGGTCAGTTTGTTTGTGACGGTATTTAACCTCAATATCAACCGTCAGGCCGGCGTTGGGCTGGCCCTCGATTGTCAAAAACTGTTCGTTTCCGTTGATATCCGTATCTTCAGCGTTTCCCCCGCGTTTTATATCAACCATCAGCGCCTTTTCAATATCCCCCAAAATACTGTTCAACCGTTCGTCCGTCGATAAAGTATCGTCCTCATCCTGGATAACCCAGACCTCAAGCATTAACGGCAACCGACAGCTGAACAGTGGATTGGGCTGAGGAAGTTTTGTTTCCGGTCCCGGGTAAATAACGATCGTAATATTCTGTTGTGCTGTTTCGTTGCCACGCTTGTCCCAGCGCTGAACACTCCCCACCTCATTGTTGTAACCATTGGCCGTCGTGATTCCCTCGAGCGTAGTTTTTAAATTCTTAACAATTTTTTCTCTGATCGTATCGGCCATTTATCAAATAAGTTTATTGAAGGCTTTGTCCATCGCCTTGTCCATAATCTCACCGCGCCTCGTTTGATGCTCTGCCCACGTCTGATAAAATCCCAAACGCGGACGGATTCTAATCCCGCGCTTTAAGATAAAGAGTAACTCCGGCTTTTCTCTTCCCTTCGTCCTAGCTAAGAAAAGTTTGCCGTTAATATGGATGGGGGAAAGTTCTTGAAGACTGATTCTGTTTCTCAATAAACTTTTGGCCGCTTCTGATAACGGTATCGGCATGGGCTTGCCTGTGTTAATTGACCCGCCGCGTTCATGGATTCCCGCCACGCGTGATTTAGAATAAATCTCAACGGTCATATTCATGGGGTCTTTAGCGGAATTGGCAATGGATTTGATAGTCGAATCCGATGAAGCAGTTTGTGTTAAGAATACCGCTTTGCCTTTGACGATCACGGCCCTTCTGAAACGATGAAATATTCCTCGGGGGTTGTGTTTGATACCGGGCGGTCCCTGCAGGCGCTCTTTAAAAAAAGTCTTCATGAAACTTCTCGTCGCGTGATCAAGCCCATCAGCCAGGACTTTCTTAACCCGTATGGGCGCCTTCTCTAAGCGCCGCTGTAACTCATCACTTTCGACTTTGATGATGAACCGCATTCTCACCTCTGCAAAAGCAAATGCCAGATTCCATCGTCTGACCCAAGAATATCTTTCACACGGTAACTACGATCTATACCGCCCGGTTGATCGGCAACTAAACACAGGTCGCCATCCTTGGATATGGAACCGACTCCATACGTCGCATCTTTGGCAATAAAAATCTGGACCTGATTTATCAAGACGCGATTCGATGTTTCATCCGCGGGATTAAGCCGCTGTCTTTCGACAACGGCCTTAATCGTTTTAGCCGTCCCGCCTTTGGGCGTGTAGACAACTGATTCCGCGAACTCATTAAAGTTCAGGAACGTATTGAGCGCGTCATTTTTGAGTTGTTGTTTAAAGGTCATGGCTGACAAACTCCCGGGGCCGCATGACCCCGGGAATCCTTTTCACTTTTTGATTACGCTTAAACAACCTTTAGAAGATGAGCAAAATACTTATCAATCAACAACTCATCGGTATGTTGCCTTGATCGGAACACATCGCCGCGGACGGTTTCGTCGCGGTACTCTTCGACTAAGACGTTTTCCGGTGAATCTTCAGTCCAGAGCATCGTCCGACCAATGGAGGGCTGTGTTAAGTCTTGACCATCTTCCGCCACTAAGGCCAGCATGACATACGTCGACGACCAGATATCAGCTCCCGTAAAACTCTGTCCCTCTTTGGCTGAATTCTTGACGGCATTGCCGATCAAGACATATTTCATGCCGAAAAGATCCTTCAAAGCATTGATCAACTCGGCTTCCGTCGGACGAGCGGTATATTTCACCGAATCATTGATGCCGTTGTTATCCAGACACCTGATGAGATTCGTGTGGCTCATGACCAAAGTGTTGGGCATCATTCCGCAGTTCTGACGGACTTTTTCCTTGCCGTCTCGGACAGTTTTGCCGATGTTCTTGGTGGCATCACTCCAGGCATTCGAACTCGAGACGTCGGTGATAAGAGCGGCTCCGGTAAACACAGCCGTATCGAAGGCCTTGGCCGCAATACGGATTTCCTGATTACGCATCACGATATCCATGGCGGCCTTGGATACCGCAAACTCCGCGTCGAAATCGGTTTGATACAACTTGCGCTCCACATCACCCAGAGGCATTTCAAAACCATTTTCTTTGCAGTCATACGGCACGTCCTTGGCCCCGATACTGCCCCGATTGTAATTTCCTTTGGGCCCTCTTTTCGTATCAGGCGTTTGCGTGGTCGATTCCCTGGTGATCGCCGAGAACGACGCGCCTTTCAACGGCGTTTTGAAGATTGGAAAAAGCTTGGTCCCGATAAAATCACTTTCGTTTTGAATATACTCCATCATGGCCGCGCCCAAATCCAGACGAGGTTTAGCCCTGGTTCCTTGATAATCAACTCCCATGTGAGAATCCTCCTCTTAAAATTTTGGTTAAGCTACTTTAATCACTTTAACGAAAACATCGAAGGCCGCGGCTGCGCTAGCATTGACCTTAAGCGCCCCGGCTGCGGCAACATCCCTCTGTGCTTCCACGATCGTTCCACCGCGAACGATGGCATCATCGGTTGTGCCTTTGGCCACAACAGCCGACGCATCGTTTGAACCATTCTTGATTTTCACATTGGCAGCTGTTGTATCTCTTGAGACAATCCACCAATCGATAATCCGAAATTTATACGGTGCTGTGGTCACGATGTTGACATCGGTCGTCGCATCCGTAATTCCTTGCTTGGCAAAGATGATGGGAACAGAACCATTGCCGTCTTCGGCCTCAACGGTTGTCGCGGCTCCGTTGATGGCTGCCCCCGAACCATTGTTTAAAATGACCTCGATAATATCTCCGTCGGCTGTGGCCGCTTCCAGAGCTGTACCCTGGGATGTCCCAGAAGCAGACCCTTGAACCTTTCCGTTAGCCGCTCCATACACCACCGCATCGGCACTAATGGACCCGGCCGCTGTCATCTTGTAGGTCCTCGCATGCGAACGTAACGCCACGGTCACATTCTCACCGTTTAAAACTTTATCCTGAGTCACACCGATAAATTCTTCACCAGAACCGGCATAAACGACTTTGCCGCTGGAAAGTTTTACACGACGGTACGCTTCCAAATCGGCCCCGGCCTGAAACGTCTTTAATGCTCCTTCTGTTTGTTGAGACATTGACAAACCCTCCTCTATAAAAATTGTTTATTCTTTACTTTGTCCTTTTGGATGCTGTTTCCTGAAGCGCGACCGCTAAAGAACATTTATGCTCTTTCTGGTATGCCCTGGCACGTTCCAGATGATTTTTGCCTTGCGCATCGTCCTGTTTGGCTTTGTCCGTCGCATCCCGGGCATCCGGATTATCCGGCCCGACGGATTTAATGGTCCCATCCTGCATGGCTTTGAGTAATTTGTCCTTAAACGCCTCGGACGTGCTTCCGTCCTTGATCGCCTCAAGTGCCAGTTTTTCCGCGCCAGACGCTGTTGCCCCGATAATTCCGGCCACACGAGCCTTCTCTTCGTTTAGAGCTTCCTGGCGGCCCTGACTTTTTCCTTCTTCAAGACCGGCGGCTTTTCCCTCGGACATCAGCGCATCAGCCAAAGGTTTATTCTCGGCTTTGAGTTTCTCAACCGTTAGTTCTCCCATCGATTTATCCTCCTCACTTGTTTTGGTTTGGCTTAAATTTATGTCATCGTCCCTCTGAGGGACGGTTGTCTTAAGCGTTGATTTATTTTTTCCAACATTCACAACAGAGAAAAATGATTCAAAGGTTCGCACATCGTCAATTAATCCGGCATCCAAAGCTTTTTTACCGATATAAACACGCCCGTCGGCTAAAGCCAATACATCCCCACGATTGATAGAACGATTACGAGCCACGGCATCGACAAAAAGTTCGTAGTAAGAATCGATCTCTTCTTGAATGATTGCCTTCTCATCATCCGTTAAAGGTTTTGACGGATCCCCGGCGGCTTTGAATTTCCCGGCCTTAATGATTTGTTTCTTGATTCCCTCGTTGTGGTACCAGACCGAATAATCACTCAAGATGGTGTAAACACCAATAGACCCGATCTCCGCGCTATTAGAGGCAAAAATTTCATCAGCTGAAGAACCTATCCAATAAGCCGCGGAATCCATTTGCCCGTTGGCAAACGCAATGATTCTTTTCTTACCTCTCGAAGCGTAAATTAAATCCGCAAGCTCGGACACACCGCCAACACTTCCCCCCGGACTGTCAATATCCAAAAGTACCGTGCTTACTGCCGGATCATCCACGGCCGCCAGAAAATCTTTCTGGATCTGTTCAACGGATGTCCCTTGCGGTTGAGATATCCCTCCGACCAGATTCGCCCGCTTGGCGATGATGCCGTAAACGGGAATAACGGCCACATTGCCTACAACGTCATATTCCGTCGGCTCACGCTTATCCTTGCCGATGCGAGCGGCAATTTCACTTTCAGAAAGTTTCTCACCGCGTAAATGGCGCTCAATGATCTGGCTCATGGCAAGTAAGGTTTCCTGCTTCATTGCCCAAGGCCGCAACAAAACAAACTCATTAATCTTCTTGGACATTCTCATCTCCTGACTTCTTCTTATTTTCCTTCGTCGCCGTCAAAGTGATCCGGCCACCCTCGCCATCCGGCAATCCCAATTCTTCTCGCTTTTTCTTTTCACGACCTAACTGCTCGAAGACATCTTCCCAGTCTTTTCCATGCGCCGCGATTTCATCGGCGTGCGTTGAGAGATTGTTTCGAATCGAAGCAATCGAGGCATTGATTTCTTTCTCTGGGTCGATATATCCCCACCCCGGAGCTATCCATTTCGCCCGGCAGTAATATGACCTGGATTGATAAAAGTCGGGTGCCTCAATATATCCTCGTAAAAAAGCCTCTTCGGAAAACAGTTCCCAGATCGGTTGACACAATTTCTGGGCGGTCCACACCTGCATGGATTTAAAATATTTTCTCGCCTCAAGAATGGCGGCCCGGGCACTGGAATAATTGGATTTCGAAAAATCTTTCATCACTAACTCATACGGCAAATTCAAACCCGCTCCGATAAAACGAATCACCTTGTCCACAAACGGATCGAACTGGGCGCCAGGTCGGTTGGGATTGACCACCGAGATATCTTCATCTGGACCTAAGTAATCAATGAAGCCCGGCTCAAGTTCTTCAATACGTTTTTCATTTTGAGTGTCCTTCGCCATTTTTAACGCCGCAGTGTAGGCGTTGGTTTTTTTGATAAATACAGAAAAACACGCGGCCACACGCGCCGACACGAGTTCCGCTTCCATGTAATCTGCCAAGTCGCGAAACCGCAAAAGTACCGGTGAGAAAAAAGGTTCTCCTCTGGTCTGGCCAGGCCGCTTGACCCAATACAAATGCAAAACGTTTAATTGCCCGTACGGATTGCGCACAGGAAATCGCACGTATTCTTTTGCCTCAGGATGACGTTTCGTATATGTGACATCGCCGGGATGAGTCTTACAAATCCAATACGCCAGCGGTTCTCCGCGTGAACCAATCTCAACACCGCGACGAATGCTTCTATCCGACCTTTTATCCGACGGGGTATCCATCCGATCAGACTCGATGACATTAAACGCCAACGAATACGGCCGCCAGGATTCATCCACCATCTCACGAATAATAATCGCCTCGCCGTTGATGAGAACCTGCGACTGCACCAACTGCTGAATCTCCCAGAAACTCATCCGTCCGGCCGTATCGGCAAACGGGCCCCACAATTCCCAGGCGCTTTCAATATCTTTTTGGAATTTTTCAGCCTGATCGTCGGACAAATTTATTTTTTCTTTATCAAGCTGGCACTGTGGAACGATACCATGCCCAACAACATTCGATACCATGCTCGAGATAATTCCACTGGCCACGCCGTCGTTTCTGGCCAGGTCACGACTGCGTTCACGTAAATCATTTAAGTCCGGCAATAAATCTTCATCGGCCGATCCGCCATAGGGAATCCACGAAGAGCGCAATCGGTCGCGGCTGGCACCAGCATAACTACCCTTTAAGGCATAGTTATTGGCAAAGCGAAACATTCGCCTCTTCAATTCCGCTTCTGGAGAAAAAACGCCGATAAGACGATCTAATCCGGAACTGAATCGCTCAATCAACCCCGGTCTATTTTTATTTTTTGTCATGGTTAACGTGGTTTAGTAAATGAAACATAATTCCTGGCACCGCCGCCCTCCGCGGCGATTTGTTGTTGCAACTCATTTTTCAACTGCCTTAATTCGGTTAAAGTCATGTACTGCAAATTTCTTCCTGCGATTGCATACGATTGCACGGCTCCACCCGCTAACCTTGTTCTAATCGCCTTATCAATCAACACCAGCAATTCACTGGCGGTCGGGGTGGAAGAATCATCCTCTATTGGCTGTGATAATGTCGTACTACTGACCGCTTGAAATTCTCGAGAATAAATAACATCAATGGCCCGGGTCTCATTCCATACTTCAACGATGAACACATCCTGAATATTGGGTGTAAACGTCACTTTCCAATGAATACCTGCAATATAAGTTGCATTGCCCTGGGCAAAGATCGAACCGTCACCAGCCTTGTAAATCTTGTACTTGACAGTATCTGTGCTAATCGAATCCGGTAAATCGATGGTCGCCGTGAATGCTTGATTGATTTGGATATAATCCATACCTCACCTGTTCTGACGGATCGTGTTCTCGATGCCGGTATAACTCGAACCCTCTTTATCGCCATCGGTCGAATCGTTGATATTCGATAGAATTTTTCCGGCAGTTCCACTGGCATACGAACCCGGCAATGATGTATTCCACGGATCTCCAGCGTTACCGGCCGCGTTTAATTTATTGCCGGTTGTCCCCGAGGTTAAGTGATCCGCTATTGCTTCATCCCAGACCTGATCGGCTATTTGACCGACCGTCGGACAACTTCCCCCACTTATGCTCGAAACCTGAATATCGAGATATTTACCAAACGTGCCCGCTGTCACATGCCCGCTTTGAACTTCATCCCAAATATCATCCACGCCAGTCGCGCTTAATCGATATCCGGTTTTGTCATTGTTCGTACCTACGGTCACGGCACTTGTTACCGAATTGACGGAGCCGGTAACATTCCCCTGGACCGAGGCCACTCCCTGACCAAAACTTCCGGAGATGGTGTGATCCGCTCTTAACTCATCCCACACCGCATCCGCGATTGTCGCCGCTGTCGGATCGTTAAAATTCGCGTTGGAAGTTAATGTCCTGGTCCCGTTATCCCAGGGGTTATCATCAATTCCCGAGATCGCCTCATCGAGATATTTGCCGAACGTACCGGTCGTGGTGTGACCGCTTTGGGATTCATCCCAGATATCATCGACACCCGTCGCGCTTAAACGGTACCCACTCTTATCGTTGTTGGTATCAATGGTTCCTCCGGTGATCGTTCTTGTGGCGTTATCCCAGGGATTGTCATCGAGGCCAGAAATTGATTCATCCAGATATTTTCCAAAAGTCCCGGCCGTCACATGTCCGCCTTGGGATTCATCCCAGATATCATCCACACCCGTCGCGGATAATCGAAACCCATCTTTGTCCGTTAATGATCTTGTTGTGGAGGACCACACCAAATCAGCCGCGCTCTGGGCAAACTCACTTGAGGTAATTGCTGAAGCGGCAATTTCCGACGCACCAATCGCATCCGCGGCGATTTCAGAAGAACCGATGGCATCGGCTCCTATCTTTGCTGAGGTGATGGCGTCTGTGCCGATTTCACTCGCATCGAGTGTCCCGTTGACATTACTTAAATCCAGTCCCACTTCACCCGTTGAGGTGACATCGATTGAATTTCCGCCGGTTGTGACAGTCGCCATGTTCCTGGGATCACCGACTACAGTTCGAAGCAAAATGTGTTGAGTTTTTCCTCCACTACTCGTGGTCTTGACCTGAATGGCCACGTAATCCTGATTCATTTCGCCGGAAGTCAAACTTAAATAATAAATCCCAGTTGTACCGATCTCCGTGGCTTCATTGGTTAGATCGGCAAATGAACTGGGATTCGTAGAATTATCCCAATGGCTTTCCTCGCTGTCGAGACCAGTCGCGCCTGTTACCGTATCTCCATCGGCATCAATCATCGGGAAGACAATCTTTGTCGCGGTGTTTTTCTGGCGGATAATCTCGAGGGCATACGAGACTTCACTACATCCCATCAAAAATAATAAAGCCATCAATAAAACTCTTTTGATCATCGCATGATTCCTCTGCCCACACCGCGGCCAACTCCCCGACCGGAATAAACATCTGCGGCCGCAACGACGGTGTTGTAATTCACAAACTGAACAAAATCCGGATAACTTAATACCTGCTCAGCGGCCATCGCTAATCCCGTGTTGTTGCCTCCGTTATCCCCTGTCCCATTTTTGCCATTGCCGCTAATATCTTTAAACGTATCGCCGTCGCCGCTGGTGCCATCTGGCTGATCATCCAATAACCAATATTCTTTGATATCCGCCGGATACATCTGCCGGGCAAATCCCTTCGAGTACGAAGAAAGTAATTGTCTGGCCTGGGCGTCCATCAAAAGACGATTGCCCCAAATGCACACTTCCGCGATCTGACCATTGAAATATTCACCGAATTGATTTCGGCCGATATAACCAGCAACAGTTTTTGTATCCCCACGATCATCCCAGCTTCGGTTATACGTGGTGATCGTACTGGAATCTAATTCACGATAATAAAAGGTCAGACCACTCGAACTATTGCCTTTATCCCCCGTAATGACGATGGCGACCCACTTATTGATATTCCAGGTGATATTCGAATCATGGTCGGCATACCCAAACGTGGAGTGTCTGAGAATATTTCCCGAGGTGCAGGCAATTCCAAAATCACCCCAACTCTGCGTGTTGGCGTAAACTCCTTGGGTTCGGTTGGCCTCTTCTTTCCTGGCGACAATAAAAATCGAATAATCTTGCGTGGCATTCCAGACTGAACTGACATTGACAAAGTCATCCACCCCATCGAAATCTATTCCGGCAAAGCAGACATTAGTCCACAGTAATAGACTGACCGACAAAAGTCTGCATAGACACCACAACACTTTCCGCATTCTGCATTCTCCTCGCCTTCTCCAACAGATTGCCCTTCACTTCCGTTAATGAAAACTTTTCGCTTCCGTTTAAACTCAACGTCTGAGCGTCAGCGATGATTTGATCGGCATGTCCCAAAATCTGATAATTGATCGTTATCTTTTCTAAATTTTGAGTGATGGCGGTAATTTTTACTTTATAGGCCATGGAGCCCTCCTGTTTTTAAATGGATGTAAACTCAAGAACAACATTAAACACTTCGGCATCGCCGGTGGCTGAATCAGTCGCCGCATCACGATCCAATTTGATAATGATTAAATCTCCAGCCGCGGCTCCATCATCATTCGTTAACGATACACTGATCTCATCCATATACCCGGCGGTCCCGGGGACGGTTGTGGTGGCACTCGTATTGGCCGTGGCAAAACTATCGGTTTCCACATCCGCCGCATCACCGTCGCTCACCGCCATCACAGAGACTCTAAAAATCACATTGCCGCTAGTCGCCGAGGCCATGGCATATTGGATTTTCGCGGTGAGTCCTGAAGAATAATTTGCGGGCAATCGAAACTGCCATTGCCCGCTTTGGGAAGTAGCGGCGTCGAATAACAAATACCATCGATTCTGTCCGCCATCGATACGAGCGGGATTAGAGGCGGGTAATTTCGCCGCCTGGACGGGAAGGAGAATGGTTCCTGTGGCCGCTTGGACTAAGGATGGAATTACGGTGAAAAGGAATAAAAAGATGATTAAAAATAATTTCCTCAAGTGATCTCCTTTAAAAAATAAAAAAGCGGCAAACAGGTGTTCGGGCACCCGAATGCCGCTTCTTTTCACACTTAGAGGCGTCCCTCTAAATGTTTCTTTGATTTAAAACTATCACCTTAATTTACTTCGTCAATAATCTGTTTCAGCCTGGCTGAAATTGATTTTTATGATTCTTCCTCCATCGCCTTAAACTCATGCCCACATTGACAGCGATAATAACGAATCGTTCCATACGCACCATAACATTTCAGATTATCTTTGTTCCCGCATTTTCGACACCTGGGACGCGTGAACGTGACAATATCCCCATTTCCATTTCTTATCTCTTCGGATTCTTTAATAACTTTACTTGCCTCCACATTGTTTCGATTTCTGGATTGATATCCTCTTAACCATCCTTTGGCCTTGATCCATTTAACCATGACGTCTATTCCAATTAGGCTTTCGCGGTATCCAGTTTTTATAACTGAAATTCTTGTGTTGCTCTGACCGATGAATAACCTGTCCGGAATTTTCTTGTAGATAAAACACCCGTAACATTTCGGCAGCTGCGGCACTGTAAATCTCACAATCCCAAAAGTGTGTCGCGGCATGTGCGCTAACCGGCCGCCATTCTTCCCGGGCTCGACGTGTTTTTTTATCCCGGATAATGGCCTTATGTTCCGAACAAAGCTGCTTAACATATTCTTCCGGAGGATTGCGATGAATAAACCAACCTCCCGGGCCATCCAAGGAAGTATTTTGCATGAGCCTCCTCACCTTATCCTTAAAATAACTGGTATCTAAAGACCACAAGGCCAGCCCGCCGGGAATTGTGACCCCGGAATCCGGGAAACGTTCGATTGTACTGATTCGATAGGGGATTCCTCCCAACTGGTTGCGCCCCTTGATTGGCCGGGCAACATCCCGCCAGGCACTACAGATCTCGTAAACTTCGGACGTTCGATAACCGGTATCGATGCAGGTCAATCGTACCGGGAACGGTTCAATATTGGCATCTTCTGACGGATACGTCGTTTTAAACAGAACCCGGATGACATCCTCCCATTCTTCCAAGCGAACGGCCAAAATGTTCCATGACCTTTGCTGGTATCCCCAGGCCCGGATCGTCGCGTAAAAGTGATCTTTCTGAACATCCACGCCAGCCGTCAAGAGAATCGCCTCCTCCGGCACCATTCCCTCTTCATGCTCACCAGCAAGAGCCCTGATTTTATCGATACTGGTTTCTTCAACTCTCTCCTCCCACACCTCGGCCAGCCAGGAATTGACAAAGTTCATTAAAAGCTCAACGTAATCTTTCGATTTTAAGAATTCTGCCGCGACATCACTCCACGTCAACCATGGCGAATACAACGAATTGATCCAGAACCCGTGATGTTTGCTCTTGACTATGGCCCCTCTGATCGATCCGTCATCCGCAATTTCACAACCGTCCGGCACCCATTGACCTTGTAAAAGTATTTTCCCTTTTTGATAATCTTCGATTCTTCCCTGACAGAAAAAACATTCATACCAGGCCAATCGTTCATTTCTGATTTTCTCTGCCGATCTTTCTTCCTTTGGCCATTTAATCTGACCGAATACCAAAATCTGATATTTGCCGCACTGCGGACAGGGAACATAAAACTTACGTCGATCCGATTTTTCGTATTCGCGGTGGATATATCCATCTCTTGTCGTCGGTGTTGAAACCTTCACCGTCTTTTTATTCCAAAATGTTTTTTGGCGTTCACTGGCCAGCTTAATCGGATCAGCTTCTCGCCCCGAGAACCTCGGGTATTTATCCACCTCATCAAGAAATAAATAACGAATCGGCCGACCCGCTAAATCCGCCGGACTGTTTGATCCGGCAAAATAGAGAATCATCCGATCCAGATGATATTCGAGTCTCGTAATATCATCAGCTATTGGTGTCATGTGAACCATCAATGCTTTCGATCCTTCAATCATCGGCAAAACACGGTTGTAGGAAATGCTCTTTGCATCGTTCTCTCTTGGCAAGACCATTAAAGTAGGGCCAGGATCCTGATCGATGATAAACCCGAGCATGTTATACATGCTCTCGGTTTTGCCGACCTGCGATGCCGCCATGATTGTGATTTCTTCTACAAGCGGATCGGTAAAAGCATCCATGATGCCCTTGAGATACGGCGTGCGGCTGGTTTTCCAGCGGCCGGGTTCAGCCGATGTCACCGGATTGAGCATCCGGAACTGATCCGCCCATTCGCTGACTGTTATCGGCCGCGGCCTCATCCACGCCTGGCGTTCCTTCGGGCTCCAAATTTCCTTGTCCATTTTCAATATCATCATTCACTCCGGAAAATTCATCAATAATTTCACTAATGGCTTCATACAACTCAGTCTCAATTTCCCTCGGTTCCTTCATGGCAAGCCTCGGGGCCAACACTCTTGGCAAAGCGAGAAACGCCCTTTTAACCGCGATAATCCTTGAGATACGGCCTTTCTCAACAACTTCTCTCGACACCAACTCACCGGTGGCTTTCTTGACATCCATCTCAAGCAAAGAAGCTTTGTAACTAAAAATCCGCTCCTCCCAGTATTCTTTGCTTTCTTGAAGTTCATCTTTCTCGTTACGCGCCGCATGCCAGTCTTTGACTTTATCCAGATCATAAAAACCATCTTGTGTCGTTGGCATACCATCCTGCCTCCATCGCTGAACGGTGCGGTAAGAGACTCCCATCACCCGGGCCACTTCTTCCATCGTCTTGACAACCGTCGGGGATAACGGCTCGGCCTCAAATTGGGCAAGCTCAGTAATCTCCGGCTTGGTCAACGCCTTACCGCTATGCATTTTTTCAATTAAATGCAGGTGCCGTTTCTTACGGGCGATCTCCGCTAAGTTTTGTTTTTGCTCAGCCATTTTCCAAAACGGCCTTCTTGCCCGTAAATTCTGTCCAGCGTTTAACGGTAACATCACAAAAGATCGGCTCTAATTCCATCGCAAAGACCCGCCGATTTAAACGCTCACCGGCAATGATCTGCGATCCTGATCCGCAAAACGGCTCATAACAAATATCTCCCGGTGTGGTATGGACACGCATTGGGATCGCAAACACCTCCGTTGGTTTTACAGTTGGATGCTCAAGACCAGAATTTCTTTTTTTCCCTTCCCAATCCAATTCCCAAAGATCGGTATAATACTCCGGCGTTGAAGGGTCACCGGACTTAAGATAATCAATCGTCCATACACTACCGATAGATTTATTCTTTGGCTTATATTCTGGCTTCTGACCTTTAATCCACATTAAGAGACACGGCTCATGCCGCCAGGAATAAAACGAATAGGTTAAAATGACGCACGGCTTCACCCAAACAATTTCTTGATGGATGAGAATACCCAATTCTTTACATACCCCCTCGATATCAGACCGCCGCCTTGACGCATGCCACAAATACAACGCCGTACCCTCATGAATGTATTTGAGACCGACCGTATAAAACTTGCGCATGAAGTCAACGGCATCGGGAATATCAATCTCACGATAAACATTTGACCAGTCTTTGCCGCCATTAGGGCGATCAGCACCTGTGTAATCCACGCAATAGGGTGGATCGGTGGCAAACAACTTTGCCTTCTGCCCATCCATAAGACGCACGACATCTTCCTCATTGGTCGAATCGCCGCAAAGAAGCCGATGATCTCCCAAAATCCATAAGTCGCCGTATTTCGTGACCGCCTCTTTGGGTGCGGCAGGGATATCATCCGGCAAAGTCTTTCCTATTTTTTCAATTTCAAATTCTGAAACTTCCTCACGTAACTCTTTCATGCGAAGGGCAAGATAATCGTCCGCGTTTTCTGTCCTTAATCTTTCTAACAGCGGAATCAAAGCCGCTGTCCAATGGCCGGTGATCTCCTGCGAATTAAGCGTAACGTTCATGGCCATTTCTGAAACTTCATCGACATCCACCATAATGGCCGTAACGCTTTCTACCCCTTCCGCCTGTAATATCTTGTAACGTTGATGACCGGAGATGATGTGCATGTTGCGCCGGTTAACCACCAAAAGGTCCACCATCCCAAACTTTTCCAGTGATTGACGTAACCCCGATAGGGCCTCTGGTGCGATCTCGCGCGGATTATACGGCGCTGGTTTGATATCGGACAACCGGACATCCCGAATGTCCGGTTTTACATTGATCATAGCCATCTAAAACCTCCTAATTTTTGTCACTTTACCGACGAGGAATACCTCTGCCGATCTAAAACTCATTTTGGCCTTGCGACCACGACACGACATTTTTAAAACCTAACATCACTGACTGTCTGCCCGCCAGCCGACCCGCATACGCCACCCCCCATGGAAGGACCCGACGATCAAAACGTCACGCATATCGTCAACACCGCCGCGCTCAACCAATAGACGGCATGACGCACATCGCCCTGCCATCCATAAACACATGCGGCTAATAAATCCAATACGATCAAGACAATCGGAAAACCCTTTTCCATTTAAACAATCCTTCCGTTAAAGATGCGAACCGCATCGCTTACCTTAAGCCAGTAGTCTTTCCCCTCATCCGTAAACTCTGCCCATAGGGCATCCATCGGCTCAACAACCGTTCGGTTGAAATCCTCTTTGTCTTTATCCACATTGATACCTTTAACCATGCGCTCATTGATCCAGCGCGTGCCATCAATAAACCTTTTAAACAAAACTTTGAAACTGTCGAACTTATCCATATTTTCCTTGCGTGGAGAAAGTGGAGGAGAAATTGTCTGGGGAATTTCCCTATATATATTCATTATTTTTTTTGATACTTATGTATATAGGAGAGAATATTTCTCCTCTATCTCCACGCTTTGCCTAAACCATTTAAATTGTGGTTGTTTTGTCGTGGAAAATGCATTTTTGAACTTCCACAAATCTCCGCTTTCTCCACTCAAAACGGTCTTTTTTCTGAAACATCACTAAAAACTTCTCCACTTTCTCCCCTGTTTTGATTATCGCCAGCCTTTAACCCAAGCCCGAACCAAAAAATATTTCCACGATCTCCACCGGAAGTTAGCTTGTCTTTCCTGAATCCTTTCTTCTTCATATAGTCAATAAACTCGTTTCGATTCACATAACGAAGCCCGTTATCCTTAGCCCACTGCTGAATATCCTTTAAAATAAAACTCGCCTGAACTTTAAAATCTGCGCCTATGACACACCGCTCATCCAAATAACCACCGATTAAATCTGATTCTTCTTGATATTCATTAGTGGCCGCGGTGACTTTATCTGGTCTGCCTAATCCATGTGCTTGCCACAATCGAAATCCCTCAATCGCCCAATTCAAAATGCCCTCATATTCACGCACCAATTTCTCATCCATCTTGGGATCGCACTCTTTAGCCGAAATCACCTTCTCAAATGGAACGGTAATAATACGCCGCCAAATTCCTTTGTCCGTTCCCGATATGTTTGGTTTGTGATTTGTGGCAAAAAAAATCTTAAACGTCGCAAAGAAATCAAAATACTCACGATGCAAAAACCGCGCCGATATCGGATCATCACCCGTCAACTGTTTGATTTGCGCCTCAGCCATCGCCTTTGATTTGCCGGATTCAAGCGCGGTCACAAATCTCATCCCTTTAAGCCTTGCCACATCGTTGGGAATGGAATCGTTATATTTCTCCATCAAGGTCGACGCTGGCGTATTAAGCGCGTAATCACCCAACATTCGGAAGATATGTTTTAAGAACGTAGACTTGCCGTTCATTCCAACGCCATACAAAATAAAGATGCACTGCTCTTTGATTGATCCTGATAATGAATAACCAACAGCTTTCTGCATGAATTCGATAAGCTGTAAATCACCCTGAAATATCGTCATTAAAAATCGCCGCCATTCTGGATAATCAGCGTTCTTGTTATAATTAAGCTCAACCCGACGAGTGATATAGTCGTCCTTGCTGGGCGGTTTTAATTCTCCCGTCTGAAGATTGAGCGTGCCGTTTAAACAATTAAGCAAGAACACATCACTGTCGAATTGATCATTCACCACCGCTATCTTCTCCTCGCTTCTAACAAGACTGATCATTGCCTTAAGGCGCGACTCGCCTTCACATTTAACGGCGTGCTTAAAAAGAAATTTGTCGCTATTAACCTTGGCCATCTGGTACATTTGTTTGACGGTGTTCTTCGCCAGCCGCAAAATCTGAAACGTATCGTCTTTTTTCCAGCGCGTCCCATCCCAAATAAACCAGCCGCCTAAAGCGTCGCAATACTTGATGTCCTCGCCGCATTTATCGAAAAACATCTTGGCGTTCCAGACGTCCGTCAAGGGATCGTAGTACTTCTTCCTACTTTCAATGCCGTAACGTGAAACACTCTTGGCAATTGCTGACACTTCTTTTTTTGCTAATGACGGTGCACAGCGGTTTGCGTTAATTGTCTGAAGCATCATTTCGATTTGCTGATATTCCAAACCCATCTTGCGCATCTTGACTCCCATGTGCATAAGAGTGTCGTTGCGGTTTTCAGTAATCTTTGCGCCTTCATCCGATAAATCAACCGCCTGTTGTTTCTCACTAAGCAATTCAATAAGCCAATCAGGGGCGTCAACGATCATCGTTTCATCTGGGTCATGCGATGCTTCCCATGCATATGATTTGCCTTCGATGATGCTTGGCGGGGCGATCACATAACCACCGTCACCTCGAATATCAATGCCCGGCCTAAGTCCCGTTCTACATCCAACGCCTGCTTGCGGATACTGAAAGAAAATGTGTCTGCCTTTAGTCCACGTCAATGACTCAACTGTATGAGGTAGTTGTCCAAATTCCCGTTCAAGATCAACTAGCGACTCATCTCCATGCGCGTCGTTTTTAACATCAATATCAACGACAAAAACTCCTGACACTTTGCCTGTGGCAATGGCAATGTTCACGTCTTTATGATTTGCGAACATTTGCCTGATCACCGCCTCGTCAATCGAAGCGTCTTTATAGCCATGAGCCGTTAAAGGAATTTTGTTTTTACATGGAAATACCGCCCAGCCGCGCTTGGCATAGATCAATGCCTGATCGATCATTTAACAATTTCCTCATAAATGACAGTAATGACAAGAAGGTGATATGAGTCAAAAACTCCTGCCCTAACAACATTTTGTTTAATCTCGACAAGCTTCTTATTAATCAGGAACGCATTGATTAATTCCTCGATTGTTTCCCAATCTCTCCCGTAATAAATTTTTATCTTCATGTCGGTTCTCCTCTGTTAAAAAAGAAAGCGGAGTAGTAAAACCCCCGCTTCCTCAATTAATACGGTCTTTTCCCTTCAACATCTTCCTGCACATCACCCTCATGAACCTGTATGGCTTCAACCTTTGAGGAAAATTCATTCCATAACCGTTCGCACAATTGAAATTCTTCCGGCGTTACGGCACCGACCGGCTTGACTTTTAAAACGGAATACGTCGCCACGTCGTTGGTTTCCATTTGCGATACCAACTTGTATTTGCGTGAGAACATATCCCCACCGCAAAACTTGGCCAGCGATAACAAATTCTTCCCTGCCTTATAACTTGTCTTTGAAAAACTAACGATAATCGGCATGCTCACACCCGGGAAATACGAGAAGAAGTTAATAAACGTCGTTGCCACCGGCTTCTCGCCATTGGGCCCGAACTTTGTTTGCTCTTTGACGCGTGGATCCGTCGGGTCGATTGACTTCCAAATGACAGCACCCGGCTCATAATCACCGTCAAAATTCGGATCGTCCTTACTGCGCGGATTAAACCGGATGAAATTCTTAAACGTGAATATCGGAATAAAATCCTGCGCCAAAACTTCTTTGGTCAATGAGTTGATGATTGATCCGATCTTGATCCCATCAACCCCTTCCGCTAACTCCGGCGATAATGCCTGAATGAGTTTCGCACGAGGGATGATCAAATCTTCTTGATCAACACCGCCTTCAAAACCTCTTTGCGGTTGCGTTGACGGAACTAAACCTGTTTGTGTTTTCTCGATGACTTCATTTGACATGACCTGCCTCCTTTATGAATAAAGCCTGACTGACGGTTTAAGGTAATAAGTGATGCACTCTGGAATCTCCATACCGCTCTCTATGCATTCGCTGATAAAACTCGACAGGCTTTGAGGCAAGACAGTGGTCTTGATTAAATCCTCACGTCCTTGTTCTTTAAGGAAATCAAACAACGCTTTGATGTTTTCCTCACGACAGCTGGCATAGAGTCTTGGCTTTTGAATCTGCACGTAACCGATGCCTTCATACTTGGCCGTCGATGTTGCAGAAATCGATTCCAAAAACTCGATTAGAACAAACTCGGTCTTTTCGTATTCCTCTTG